CAGTGAAAGTATCGTGAACAGATGAGTAACCAACAGACTCACCCTCTTCCTGTTCCGTAAATGTAACCAAATTCATTTTTGTTTTAATTTCAGCGAGTGCGGTATTTCGGGGAGCATATACACTCATATTGTCCCCTAGTGCAAAGAAGACTGAACCACGCGTCTCCCTAAAAAGGGAATTTGAAGGTTTGCTTCTGGTTCCTCGGCACAACATCCCCCAAGATCGACACTTATCCTTGCACATTCTCTTCGATCCCTGGTAACTATGTTGCACAGCACTGTTTTGGTTATAGACCTGCAGTGACAGGCCATCATCACCCTCCACCTTCGCAGCAAAGAAAGTAAGTATTTCAACATACCTGCTCTTTTTGCTCAATCTCTCCAACACACGTTCTTGGTAGGAGGGAAAAACACTCTCCACCCCACCCTTCACTGCAACCCAAGCCGCGAGGGAGTAGACACGCACACACTCAAGACAATCTTGGCGCATTTTCTCATAATAATCAGCACCGTGTTGAAATGCTTGGACACAAGCGCTCTGCAAGACGGAAACTAGTCTATCATCTTCCTCAACAACACGGGAAGGGTTGCCAATAATCAGCATCTTCTGTATAGAACTCTCATCCAAAGGACTGCGCCACCAGCCCAAAGTCGGGTCAAAAATGAAGTTGCGTTTCAAAAATGTAACATGAGATATCTCAACGAACGGAGTCAATATACCGGTTTTTGCCGCGTCGCCGTATGCAACACCAATCTCTTTCAAACTCGCGGCGACGCTGACCAAATTAAATAGGCCTTGAGCGGCGGGCGAAACAGACACAACATTATCATCGCCGTACGTTATCAATCGCACATGCTCATCAAAATCCAACTGTGGACACAACTTTAGCCAGGCCAATCGCATGTATAAACTGTTGACTATGCTATTGACAACCACTGTAAGCGCATGGCCAGATGGATTACTCCCATTCATTACCAAAAGATCACCAAAGAAATTAACCACAGGATAGCAACATTCTATAGCCAACCCTTTCATTATCCTAACATGGTGCTCTGCAAAATTGCCAGATTCCACTGCTAAGGAAACCAGAATGTCCCAAGCCTTTTCCAAAATTTGCGAGCTCATATTTTGATCAAAATTAGTATAATCACCACAAAAACATTTCCACTCCGGTTGAAACAAATAATTTGCTAGCACATCCCAATCAGGGCCGGAATTATCCATACCAATTGCATTTTCGAAAATCAAATTCAATGATTGGTAAAGGGCTAAGGTGGTCAAGTAGAACTTACGCAACAGATAAATACCATTCAAACTCATTGCCTGGAAGACTCTGACCTTCCCGAGTTCTAATTTCTCCGCAGAAATAGGCTCGTCCTTCAAAGAAGCATTAAAAACAAAATTAGCTCTCTCACCACGCAAAAGACGATCCTCATCGTCAGACACCGACTTTACTAATTCTGGCGTTAAATCGTACTGATCTGGCAAACCCTCGCGCTTTATCTTGTCCATAATCTGCCATTTAGCCTTATTATATGGAAAGCCAGCACCAGTGGTAAAATCCATAGAATTCAGGAAAGAATTTCCAGCCAAGCCCCACATAGTAGTGCTATGATCACAGACCATCTGATTTTTCAACAAGGCATCAGGAACACGTGAGAATCTCCGTTTGAATAGAGTGCTTGCTTCCACCAATAAAGAACAGGGTATTCCATGGTGGGGTAGCATAGCCTTCATGCAAAATAATCGTTTTGGCATATACTTCATCCCTGCAGCCAAAGCGGGTGCGACTTTATTAGTCGAATAACCCAGATCCTCCCAAAATTTGGCAAAGCGATTTCTTTTAACTGAAGTGTTAAAACGATGGGTTGGTATATTCGTAAATGAACCGATGGGCAATACATTCCTATCAACATCACATAAGCCTTCGAAATTTAGAGGACATTTTGGATGAAGGGGCCCAACTGAAAATGGCCCTGTACGAATATCACCATTGATGATAACGTCCTTCAAGACCCCCTGCATCTTACCAAGCCATTCAACTGGCAAAGCCACACCTATCTTCAATGAGTTAGAAACAGCAGCGTGGACTCCAAGTATGCAGCATTTCCCTTGTTCAAACCTGCAGATGGGTGAACCACAATCGCCGTTAATGGTGTCAATATCAATGCTCTCATCCAACTGATAATGCAACAATTGATAGATGTGCTCCATTTGGTGCCCGTTCCGAACAGACAACGCTGGTAAACCACAGGCTCGCACCCAAATTGGCCCAGTTTTTAAAAACACAACGCCACGGTCCAAGCGAGATAAACACAAATCACCGGAAAAGTTCGCACAAGGCTCCCTTACGTTGGCCATATAGGGCAACAAGTCACCGCCCGGGGCGCAATTTGCACGGAATAAGCAAAAATCAGAATCAACGTCGAAAATAAAATCATCATGCTGTAAGTAGCCAGAAATAACACAACGTCCACCATTCTGGCACCCTTCAGCCCGAACTATCTGGTATCCAATATCTTTAACTCCAGAACCATTCAACCGCGTTAAAACAGGCTTCACAAAGTGTTTTGGTACCAACCAATATTGACCAAAAACATTTATACACCTAATGGGACCCGAATCGAAAGTTAAAATTCCTATGGCTGCTCTCACCTTCGTTTCGAATTGCTCCACTGTTAAATGGCGGCATTTAGTGCCCAACATCTCAGGAAAAGTCGTTACCGTCTTACTCTTCCAAGCATTTGGGACATCCACAGGTGGAATGGCGGGCTTAGACCCTTCAACCCCTTGTGGGACAGCTGGCTTTTCAACTTTAACCTCACTGGCACTAAACAGGTACTGTGCTGCCAATATCATCGATGTAATGGTCAAGCAAACTCCCAAAGCAACAATATACTTGTTCCGCTCAACATAAACCCACGCGTACCGAACACGCCGTTTAAACCCCAACCAATCCCCGACAAAATCCCGAATTTCATTTGAAACTATTCGGATGTCATTCCGAACGTCTTGGAAAAGTTCCGTAGCACCCACTATTCGGCCCCTCACAAACACCCCAGTATCACGAGCTTCAACAACAATAGGCCCAATGAGCCTATATATGAAGGCTAGGGGTAAAACAAGTACAGCTAAAAGCGACACAAGTACGGTGGGTGAGGAAATATCAATTCCTTGCGGCTGCGCATTCAAAGGTGGTAGAGGATATTGAGCGCAATCACAGAACTTGGGAAACAGTAAGCACCTGGGACAAATACAAGTGTGCTTAAGTGATTCCACATACGTGGTAGCTGCCTTTTGACTACGGAAGTGCTGTAGAATGTGATCACGCAAACAAGTGAAAAATTCGCCCTCACTACAATTAGACAAAATCTTATTGTAGACCACATCTTGATCGCCAGGAGAGGTGCTTATGGGAGCACCCAAAGAAACTTCTTCAACATCATAATTCCAATATTCACCAGAACCATCTAAACGGGTAGTGTCAAGGCTACCATCACTAGCTCTAAATTCAGGTTTAACCAATGGAGTTACTACAAATGGAAATCTCCTCAGCACAGCAGCACGGCACCGGGTGGCATGTAAAGCATTAAGATCCTTGTTATTCGAGGTGGCAACCATAAGCTGAGGCGCAACCAATCTAGTCGACTTCTCTTCAGCTTTTGCCATAGGAGGGAAAAAATGGGAATTGTTATTAACCTTTATAATTTCATTTATTTCCAAAGCAAAAGTCTGAACCTTGGGATTAGTCTGCCCGATATCATCAAAAACCAC